ACGTATATGCTAATAATGTTTCCTTTTACTATTTCTTGTAAATTAGGATATTTTTTATTAATTAAGTCTAAGATTTTTAGTCGAAAATGCTTTGGACAAGTTTTATTTTCAATAAACTCGACATTAAAATTTTCAAAGTCAATAATGGAAACTCCTTTGCTTTGTCCTCTGTCTCCAAAATCCATTTCATAAGGAGAACCCAAATATAAAACATAGCCACCGTCGAATTCTCTGTGATCTCTGGTATGAAAATGTCCGGTAATAATTGACTTGGCTTTACTCAACAGCAGTTCTGTTGACTCTCCGTGATCGCAAATTTTTGTTGCGGTCATTTTGAATGATTTTATTTCAAAATGACCCACTAACATGTCTACAGACTCTAAATCGTATGTATTAGTTTTCCATGGGCAAAACGTAACACGTCTTTCGTTAACAACTACTGTTGTTGGTCTTGTGTATACGAACACGTTATTTCTTTTTAGAATTTCAACTGAATTTATTTCTACATTGGACGACAAAAACGCATCATGATTGCCAGGAATAATGTGAATTTTATATTCAGACAGACGATCAAAAAATAAATTTGCAACATGGAGTGTATTTACTCCTATTTCATGTCTGTCGTGAAATACATCTCCTGCAAAAAAAATAGTGTCAAGATTGTGAATTTTCATTACCGAATCAATCCAATCGGCAAGGTTCAGTGCTATTTTATGCCACCCTTGAGAATTTTGATGTATGCCTAAGTGAAGATCGGAAAAAAATAAAACTTTGTTGTTTGCTGTATCTATATTCATTAATTTAATCTCATTAATATAGTTAAACCATTGTTATTCAAATATGTATGCTTTTCTTTCCAATGTTCGTTTTGAACGAGAAATTCTTTTATAGCAGGAATCAAGCCAGGTTTTTCTGTTGTTTTTGCTTCGGTTTCATTTACTCTTCCGAACGTTACAGTGTCATGAAAAACAAGGTATTTTTTTGATCGATTTCCTAAATGAGTTAGTTCAGATTTAAGTTGATCGTAATCATGCAAAGTATCAAAGAAGATCATATCGACATCTTCTTTGATGTCAAATGTTCTAGAATCACATTCTGTGAATTCCACATTAATTTGTTCGTTTTTACATATAGCTAAAAAATAATCTACCATTTTGTGCTTGCTTATGTCAACACAAAAAAGCTTTTTTGGATTTGCTAGAGCAAACGCCCAAGAACTAGTTACCCAACGAACTCCAAGCTCGACTATTGTTTCACACTCTAGAGCAAGTTGATATAAAGTCGGCAAATGTTCGTTTATGTCGGATTGAGTATAGCACAATTCGTTATATATTTGTTTAATTGTCATTGAAGTTAATCTTGAAAATATCCTTGAGAGGTGTAATCGTCGCTTAATGGATTGTGTGTATTTTTTTTAGAGGGAATTTTGCCAGAACAGACATGATCTTCGTACATTTCGTCTTGATATCTACGAATAGTATCAAAATCTTTTTTGGATTTTTTAATACAATTTTGAAATGCGTGATACGCAACTTTCGTGAAGTATGAAAAAGGATTATATCCTACGCCACATTTAAATCTCTTTCTTCTTAGGGCTGTCATCATTTTAACGATAGCATCTCCTTGCATTTCAGTTTTAAAGCTATACGAATAAAAATTTCTAGCCAACCCTAATCTTACTGCAATCATTTGAATCATCTCAGCTAATCGCTCTGAAATAACATTATTTGGACAAGCATAATAATCTGTTATTAATTTTTCCATTTCAACAGGATCTATATATACGTCTTTAAGTTCTTCTTTGGTTCTTCTGACTCTTTTGGTAGGTTCTGAAGATTTAATTGGCTTAATGGGCTTTTCGGTCATAAAAGAAAATAAAGATTACTTTAAAAATTTAATAAATCAACTGCTTATCATTCATTTATAATAGTATTGACTATTGGAATATTTTCTGAAATGTATATGTTTTCTCTTTCTTGAAAATGCTTTTCTCCATAATATAAACTAATATCTGCTATATCGAAAATGTTAGCTATTTCTTTTGTGTGATGGAGGCGCAAACTACGTCCTATTGATTGAATGATTTTAATTCTAGCCTTACCTATTGCTGCAAAAATAACATTGTGTAAGTTCTTAATGGAGATGCCTGTAGAAAAAATCTTTGAAATCGCAATACAAACTACGCCGTCTGTTTTTTCCATCAATTCTTTAATTTTATCTCTTTCGACAACATCAACTGATCCCTGAACAAAAAAACATTTCTTTTCTGTGTTTTTTGTTAAAAAATCAAGCAAGTGTTCTCCATGAGTTATTCTATCAACAAGAATGAGAGTGTTTGTCTCTAACTTATTAATGATTTTTGCTATAGTAGAATTTCTAAAAGAGTTCGTATGTAGCCATGTCAGCTCCTCCTCATACCCTGCTGTAGGTTCGGACATTGAAGGCTTAGTGAATTTAGGTATGTTTTTATAATTCATCTTAAGTGAAATTACTCTAACTTTAGAAATATATTTTTCACTCCTCAAATCAATTGATTTTTTTTGATATAAAATAGGACCAAAAATTCGATTAATAGTCCAAACATCAAATTTATTTTCAGGGAGAGACCCTGTAAATCCAAAAATATGTGAACAATTAATTGATTTTATTAATTTAGATATTTTTTCAGCGCTTGCCATCTTATGACATTCGTCAACAAAAATATGCGTAAATGAGTTTAGTACTGTTGTATCTTGCTTGTCGGAAAGAAGAATTTGGTTATTTGCAACTACAATTTGAGTGTCGCTATATTCGCAAGAGCCGGTCCATTTAGACACTAATTTTTCATCCATTCCATAATCAAGCATATCTTGAGAAGTTTGTCTTACTAGCTGAATGTCTGGAACTAAAATCAAGATTTTTGCGTTTTTGATTTTGTTGATGATTGTATTTGCTATTAAAGATATAACTAAGGTTTTGCCTGCAGATGTAGGTAAAACAATAATTCCCCGACCTTTTTTTAAAGCAACCAATGAGGATTCGATTTGATAATCTCTAGGTTGAGGTCCGATCTCAACGATGTCTTCTGATATAGCTTTATTGTCCGCTAAGCTTAAAAAGCGAGGACAAAAATCGAATTCTATAGAGGGAAATTTTGTTTTTAGTTCTTTGTACAAAGTAGGAAAAAACGGCAAGTCAAAGTATCCTTTATTTGTAATAACATATTTGCGAGTAGGAATGTTGTTGTTAAACCTTCTCCTCATAAAAACCATTGCTTTGTCTTCAACTGAGAACATTTCTCTAATTTGTGAAAGTTCTTCTGAAACAATTCTAGGTTTTCTTTTTATTGAATCAAATTCAAAAAACACTTTCATAAAAATATTTCGCTCAATAAAGGTTTGAATCTCCAAAATATTTTAGCTTTTGCTTCTTCGACGTTTAAAAAGCCAGCCCAGTCAACTTCTGACAGCTGTAATTGTTTTTTAGGAACAGTTGTCGAGCTCAGCAAAATTTCATCTAATGATTTTATATCAACTAAAAACAGATGGACGGTTTTTGTTATTGTGTTTGAATTTTTTTTGGTGTAGTCGATAACAAATTCTTTTAAAATCTTTTTTTTACTTACGTCTATACCTATTTCTTCTTTGCACTCTCTAAAAGCGGTTGCTTTTAAATCAGCATCTGTTTTTTCTACTCCTCCTTTAGGAAAAGTATAGGTGTTGTCAAAAGATTGTTTGGACGGATGACATAGCAACACTGAACGGTTAAAGCGAATAATGATACCAGAGGAAATTCTCATGTAGTTTCGAGAGTGATAATTTTAGTTAAATTGTTCATACCATATTGAGCGTCCCTCAAATTCGATTCTACTTTTGAAAGATATTCAACAAGCAATTCGTTGTTAATAATTTCTTCATCAACTTTAATAATAAGTTCATGTGAATTGACTGATTCGTTAATAGTTTTGTTGTTTAAAGTTAATGGAGCTTCTTCTTCGAGCTTTTGCTTGAGTGTTTTAATTGCTTTTTCTTTAGCCTTTTTAAGTTTAGCAATTTGCATTTTGTGAAACATTAATCTCCCTACCCAATAGTGTCGTACTGCCGCTAATGATAATTGCGCGTCTTTTAAATTCAACTCATCGAATTTAAGAAACTGTTCGATTTTTTGATGATACTCAAGCATGAGTCCTGTTAATTCGTTCATAAATTATTTTATTATTCTAGACCAAATTTTTAAAAGTTAAACTTATTTCAAGGACTTAAATCTTTTTTAAGTTCCGGTTAAACAGATTGAGGGAGGGAGGTCCCCCCCTGTTGGGGAGAACCTTTTTTTTTCTTTAAATTCCGTATAAAACGAGTTTCGGTCGGGTTAACAAGCTTCAAAATTTCTATTCTAGAAAAATATGCTCCCTCGGTTGTTCTGTAAGAGCTGGCTTGAGTGGTCCTGGCATTGCCAAACAACGGTCACGCATTAGCGCACTTCGAGTAGTGTTTTTATTTGTTAATCGCTGATCCTGTTTGTCTATCTCACGACTGAGACCTGCTATGACGCTTTGGTTGGAGCTAACAGCGATGAATGAAAATTAACTTATTTTTAAGGAAAGTCAACTTGTCCTTGATAAATAGCTGTATGGACTTTATAGAAATTATACTCTCTTGCATTAAAGAAAGCAACACTTCAGGAGGTGCCGGGTCTGCGTTTGGATCAGGAGTTGCGTCCACTGCTACTAGTTTTAGCGGTGATACATACGCTCCAAAGGACTCAAGAGTCCCGTGCCTCATTAGCAAAAAGGTCATTACAAGACGAGGGTTAAATTACAATCCAAATAATAAAAAAACACAAAGAAAAAAACCAAGAAAAAAGTAATATGAATTTTTATAATCTCGTATTAAATCTGTTGGTATTGGAAAAAACCGGCTCATCCGAGCAAGAGTTCAACTCAGGATTAATTGCTGGAGTCACCACAGCTACTGGAATTTACAATAAACCAAACGCTGGAACGTCTGCTGGCAATGTTGTACAAAAAACCGACTTTAATAAATTGTCATTTACTTCGTCAGCAGATATAGAAAGCCCAGATTCAGCTAACCCTAAAACACCTAAGCATATAGCTACATTTAATTCAAAAAAAAAGAAAGGCAAAACAAATAAAAGCAAATGAACGATACTGGACATTGGCAATTAAGAGATTCATTGGAATTCAAAAAAGACGCTTTTGGGTTTATATATGAAATTTGCTGTTTAGCTCTCAACAAAAAATACATTGGAAAAAAACAATGTACTTCTAGAATTAAAAGAAAACCATTAAAAGGTAAAAAGAGAAACAGAATAGATCACAAAGAATCAGATTGGAAAACGTATACAGGGTCTTCAAATGAATTAAATCATGATATTGCAAAATATGGCAAAGAAAATTTTACGTTTACTATTTTAGAGTGGTGTGACTCAAAATGGGAGCTGGCATATAAAGAAGCCAAGCTGCACTTTGAACACGAGGTGTTATTTAAAGAATGTTTTTATAATGGAGTACTAAATTTAAGAATACCCAAAGCTCCTAAAAATTTAAGAATTTGATTTCAGCAAATTAATCGTGTATAATGTAGCTGATGGTTAAAATTTTTCCTAAATCCAGAATATGTATTATAGACATATCTTCTTGCTTTGATTTAGCTTTTAAAAAATCCATTGTTTTTGCAAAAAAACACAATATATCTTTATTTTCTGCTGACGGGAAAAGAATTATTATAAGTTTTTGCATTAAAGAAATTAAAACTATATATCAGAATACGAGAGTAAATTATCCTAAAGTGCTTTGCATAAACAAAGAAAGTTCAATGTCAAATGCTGACACATTTATAACAAAGCATTTTGATGCTTTAATGAAATACATACCATTTCCTTATTGCGGAAAAGTAAATATAAACTCACCAAATCTCGAATACGAAGCTCAAAAAAGCTTAAGCAAAAAAAAACCAGAGCGATTGTTTAAGTCATTTATGTCTAAAATGAAAATAAAAGAAGCAAATTAAATTGCTGCGGAGGCAATCAAAGAGCCATCATTTTCTCCATATCCGTCACCATTCTCTTTTATGTAAAGAGACATTTGCGGTAATCTCATATCAGGAGGACCGTCTAATCGTATTACAGCTGGACAATCCTCTCTAGGAAAGAACGCTCCAGTGCTTTTTTCGTAAGAGTTGACCATTGAATTAAAAATATTGTCTATTTCTTCTCTAAACATTTCATCCATGTCTCTGTTTTCTTTTTCAACTAACGGAATTTCTTTTCTGACAGGCAAATAAAATAAAACATCATAATGTTTAAGAGTTAACGCAGCAAGAGTTTTACAATCCATTATAAATTCACTATCAAATCCTTCTGTGCCTTTTGCATAATGCCAAAGAGAATAAGCAATATTATCAATAGGACATCTATCAAATATTACATATTTTGCATCAGAAGATACTACATGCTGAATTTCATCGATGAGTGCATTCAGAATAATTTTTTGATGCTCTTTTGTTCCTACTTTGTTAAGCTTCAAGTTTTGTTGTTTAATAGAGTCTCTGTATGTTTTTTCGGGACAGCTATACATCGGCCATTGCTTAATAAAGCTGTTTATTAGCGTCGTTTTTCCAACACACTGAGAACCGATTAAAGCTATTTTCATAGACAGTAATTACTCTTCACAAATGTTTAGTCCACCAAACAAATTATACTTTTAAAGCTTTGTCCCAAAGAAGCAAATGTAATCTAGGACTAAAATTAACATGCATTGCTTTCGCATATTCTGCAACTGATGGTCCAACTTTAACGTGCTCTTCTCTTGACCCGCAACAAGGCATAAACCAAACTCGCTGCAAAGGCACATTAATTCCTTCATAGTCGTTTATATATTTTTTCCAAATTTCTTCTATATCTCTGTCTGTTGTAATAACGAATTTGAATCCCGAGTTGTGATCCACGTGCCACCTTAAAACTTCAGGTTTATATGTTTTTTCTTCTGGATCTCCATTGGTGGTTAGCTTTGGAGATGTAGTAAACGTTGCATTAAATTTTGTTCTCCATTGTTCGTCTGGAATTAAAGTAGCATTTGTTTCAAAATCTATTCTTGGTACGAACTTATAGCGTTGAACAAAGCAATCTATAAATTTTAACAGTTGCTTTTGCTGAATAAGAGGTTCTCCACCTGTTAGCTTAAAAATAGCTCGATTTTCGAGATGATTTACATAGTTTTTATCTTCCATGATCTGAAATATTTCAGCAAATGTCATTTTGTTTTTTACAGACCAGGAAATAAACGAATCACACCCATGAGGAGAAGATTCTGATGCAAAATTTTTACAAGTCAAATTGCACATAGACATCCGCATAAATACCGAAGGCTGTCCTATATATTCTCCTTCTCCTTCTAGTGTATAGAATAGTTTATCATCCGATAAAAATAATGTTTCGTTGTTTATATCAATCATAATTTAGCTCCAGTATAAATTGCGCTATTTGCTTCATGCTCCCACACTTCGACCTTGATGACTTTGCATCTGTTATTTGTAAGTTGAGCGACGTAGTTGTTAGCGGCATGATAACAAAATTCTGCCGTTAACTCTATTCCGACTCCAGGCATTACTCTTAAATCACATCCACCAAGGTCGTGGAGTTGTTTGAAAACATGAAGCAAGGGATCATCTTGAGCTACACATAAAGTATGATCAAATTGTTTTTGTAAGACGGCTTTAAGATCTTTTAATCCTCCAAAGTTTACTACCCAATTACGATCATCAAGTTCTCCTTCAAACCAAAATTTAGCCTTTAGTTGATAACCATGCACTTTACAACAGTGTGTATCCGTAGCTCTCCATTGTCTGAAAGCACAAGAGCCTAGTTCAATTAGTTTTGTTGAAATATACGGCATATTTAAATTTTATCAAAATTAATAGTTTCTAAGTTTTCTTTAAAATGCTCGAGTATGTCAGAAGACCACTGATCTTCGTAATCTTCTTCTTCGATGAATTGAATATGATTAAGTTGTATGTCTGGCAAGCTCTGCTTTAATTTTATTGCTAATTCAATTAACTGTTTTTGATAAGCTTCTTGTGTGTTTGATACAACATTTACCGAGCTAGAAAACAGCAAACTAGAAATTAACAGTTCAAGTTCTTGTGGAGTTAGTTCTGCGCTAATTTGTGTCATAAAAGCACTCTACCGAAATTTGTGTGTTTGTCAAGCGCTTATTAGTTTTTTTATCTCTTCTAAGCTAAATCCTTGTTCGAGTGCTTTATCTAATGTTGAGTACAAGTGATTAACAGCTTCGGTTATTTGCTCCTTGTGCTCCATTAGCTGTTTATACCTGCTTAAGTCTTTTTCCAATATTATTTGATTTTCTGTTACTTCTTTCAAGTCAATTAGGTCTATTTTAGACCCCAAATACCGTTTTAGTCTTAGCAAGGTTCTGATAAAAGGAGAAAACGAATTGTTTTCTTCTTCAGTCAAAGGAGATTTAATTTTTTCTCCGTGCTCATTGATAATTCCTAGCTGAAAGCAACGAAATTCAGTAAAATCCTTTTTAAGCTCTCGTATAAAAATTTTATTGTCTAAAAAGCTCTGAACGTTTTCCTTATACATAGCATTAAATGTTATTCCATGCACATGAAGATCGCTGGTTGGATTGTACGTGCAACCTTTACCGTAATTTGACGAATTGCAATACGCACATTTAGTAGAATCATTTGGATGAAAATGCACACCGTGAGGTCCATAGCGACAGCCTTTGCCAAAATTTAAAGACCCACAGTAGGAGCAACGGCTTTTTTTTTGCATAATTCCTTAGCTACTTTGTCGGAAATTTAGGAGGAGTTGATGAAGAAGAAGCTTGATTGTTGTTAGAAGCTTGATTGTTGTTAGGCTGCATCGGTTTTTGTTGAGAGATTTGTTTTTGTGTTTCCTTTACATATGCATCCAGCTTTGTTGTTAGTGCATTAACAAAACTTGCTTTTGCGTCTGGATTATCTCCTCCACCATAAGTTTTAAATAAATTGTCAATATCTTGTTGTATTTTTTGAGCAGCCGCTTGTTGTTGAGAAGGGTTAGTTGTCTGAGTAGGAATATTTTCCTTTATAAGAGAATTGCAAAGTTCATTAAATTTTGTAATCATGTCAATTATTTATGATAAATGTATAAATAATTCCATGATTGATTTTCGTAAAATTATTCTGTCATCTATTAATGAGAGCGACAACCTAACAACATCTCCTGCCGATAGTGTCTTCAGAAGAGTTCTTGCTCCAACAGATGCCTTTAGAAAAATTTATTCAAAAGCTGGGTATCCCACTTATAATGACGAAACTGTTACAGGAATTATTACTCTTTTTAGAAGAAATTGGACTAGACAATCTGACAAAAGTTTTACTCCATATGCAAAGTTTTTTACGTTAATGGATTTTTTAGCATTTGTGTACGTAACCTTATTAAAGGGAACTTCAACAAGAACTCCGCACGAAGAAGATTTCACAAAATCTATAAACGACGATGATTATGACCATGCCGTTGGGGAGTTTTTTAAACAAATTGGTGGCGAAGAATATCTACATCACGATCCTTTATTAAATAAAGCAGCCAGTGGTTTCGGAGGCATTTTAAAAAGAGCGCTAGACAAAGCAGCAGCAAACGCTTTAGGAAAAGAAGTATTTGACAAACCAGACTTTCAAAAAATGAGTATATTAAAAGCTGTATATGCTCTAATTCACGCAAGAAAAATTAATAGAGAACAAGTGTTAAGACTTGATAAAATTCCAGAACCTGGAGATGAAATAAAAAATATCTTACTTCACGCTACATCACTAGGAGGATTGAGAACCGTACCAGCATCAACTTTTAAATCGTACAAAGAAGACTTTTTAAGAGACCTACAAAACATTGGATACGCAGCAAGTAAGCTGTGGGAGCAGCAAAAAGAAGTATACAACGCATCATCTACACCAAACACGTTCGAGCAATTTCTCAAAAACGAACCATTAAATGCGTTCAAGCAAGAAATTGCTGAATCGACCGAAACGGTATTAGAAACCTTAGGCTCAGAATTCTACGGACTGAATAAAGAGCTAGAAAACGCAACAAAAATAATGTCTCAACCTGAATTTAAAGATTGGATGGGGTTTGGAAAAAGTCAGAACGCAAAACCAATTTCATCTCCAAATCCGACTGCAAGTGCAGCTGTTCCTTCCACATTAAGCAAATCCACTCAATCCTCAAGTGCAGAACAGCCTTCTGACAGGAAAAAGCCACCAATAATGGGAACGGTGTATGACTTCAAAGTGAGAAGCAAAACGACACCAGCGGGAACCATATTAGCAAATAAAGTCAATAATCCAGGAGACGGAGGATACACTATTGAAAATTTACAACACATGTCATCAACCAACCCACCAGCTGAAAAATTATTAGAACATCTGTATGCGTTTGCTGAATATGTCCACTTAGGAGAACCAGAAGACACCAAAATAAAAGCAGCCTCAAGTTTATTTCAAGACTTAGGAAATCTAGGCCGAGCATTTAGTTTCGGAGTAGATTAAACGCTAATTTACTTTAGTAGTTTTTGTTTGATTAAAGCTTCTGGTCCAGAATAGCTATTATTCACAATAAAATTCCACGGAATTTCATTTATTTTTAACTTACAACATACTTCGTTGAAATCTTTAAATTTGAGAAATTCTTTTGGCCACACAAACACAGTCTTTCCACTTTTAATATGCGATTCGATTTTTTTGCTTGTCTGTTTATTGTTCTTGTCATTATCGAACACATATATAAGTTTATATCCGATCAAACTGTTAATTTGCATAGTTTGTTTTTCTGTTGGCGAAAAGGAAGCTACTGCTACTCCATTTTTTACAAACATTGAATCAATTGGTCCTTCAAAAATGAAAATGTAAGGAATTTCCTCTGTTATATTGTTGAGGCCAAATACAGTCTTTTCTCCGAATTTTGTGAGATATTTGGGAAATTGATTTGTAGTTAATGCGCGAGTTTGATAACAGCTAATTTTATTCAAGTCATCGTAAAATGGGATTATTAGTCGATTTCTATGCACTTTATCCGTCAGCGAAATAAAAAACTTTCCACAAGTGTTTGTAGCTGTAAGTAATCTTCTGTCAACACAATATTGTTGAGCAGCACTAATAAATTTATTTGGCTTGTAGAACAAGACTTGGGTTTCATCTGTCAAATCTATACTATCATCAGGCAAATCAGGAGTTATAATATTTTGATTTAAATTATAAGATTTGTCTTTATGCTTAAAGTTGATGTTCAATCCAATTTTTTCGTTATTTTTTTTGAAAATTTCTGCTAAAGATAAGCCAGTAACTTCTCTAACCCACTCCATAGGTCTCCAAGAGCGCACGCAGTTATGGCAATAAAAGTAATTCTTTGCAGGAAAATAAAATAAACGCTTACTACGCCCAGCAGATTTTCCTTCTTTACAGACTGGACATTCTGCGTTATATATATTTTGATATCTTTTGTGAGATGTTCTTTTGCAAAAAGAGAACATCGTTTCGATAATATATTCCTGGTTTAAGTCCACCAGGCAATAATACAACAATTTCGTTTTTATTAAACAGCGTTATGCCCTCGCTGAACCAATAATAAATAATTTTAGCGTTTCAGATATAGAGCGTAAAGTCTCAGCAACTCTTACGATATCAGATTTTGTTCTACCAGAAATTCCATCAAACGGAGTTAACGGCTTATCCAATCCCGCAACCAAGGATTGCAAGGAATTTGATTCCATTCCATTTAAGGAATCAGCAAATTCCTCAAGCTTAAAAATATAATCTCTTAAAGTTGCAGATCTTTCAGTAGATGCAGATTCACCTTCTTCTCTAGTTTGCTCAACATCGGACGTTTCTTGCTTGTCTTTAGGTACAGGCATAGGTTTGACGTCATCAAAATCTTCAGGCATTGCCACAGTGTCTGCTTTAACGCTGTCTTCAGTTTCTGCTGGCTCTGTATCAGGAGATGCAGCTTCTTTAACTAGACAAAGGTTGTTGTATAACTCATCAAATTTCATAAGTAAAATTACTTATGGAATTTGTAGAAATTTTTTACTCTGTTTGCTTAATTTCAACGATCAGCATCATTTGGTTTTATACAGACACACTAACGTGGTATCTTCAATTATTTAATATGTTTTCTGATTTTCGTTTAACGTACAGCTCTTTTATAAACAAACATCCAGATAAATATTTTCCGGATTTTTTATATTATAAAAGCACTCTAAGTCACAATAGAACAGTAAAATTTTTATTGAAGTTACTAAGCTGTCCTTTTTGTTTAATTGCTTGGCTAAGCATATTTGCTGGGGTTTTGCTAAACAACCCAATTTCAATTGGATGTTTGTATGTATGCTCACTTTGGATTGTCTTATTTACTAGAAGATTGATTTAAATCAGAAAATAACTCATG